CAAACTATGAGTTTGTTTTTCGAACTTGCCTACCTGACAGCCAAGGCTGGGTTTGTGGTAGCTAAGGAGTTGGCGCTCCTAGCCACCCAAATCCGCAACGATGAGATTGTGCATATCGATGTTCAGACAGACCGAGTGAGGAGGGTCTTCGGCATTCAGGGGAGGGAAATCATTCCTACCTCCGACTGCACTGACCTTCTCAACGCCACCCAGGACTTGGTGGTTGCTGACCCTGACCTCCACGAGGAAGAATGCCTCGAAGATATCAAGGAGGAGGTCAAGGGGGACGGTGGTGAGGTGTCCCAGAAGGTTGTGAGGAGGAGGGTAAGGAAGAAATTGCCCTTCGCCTGCATCCTTGCCGCGGACGCCAAGAACCACTTTGGAGGAGTTCCATCAGCTTGCCGTGCCAACGAATTGTCGGTGACCAAGTACTTGGTCTCCAAATGCAAGGAGCGCAAGTTGACCGTGCTGCAAACCCGGCAGGTCTCATCGCTGGCGTTTTGCCTTGTTTTTACACCTGACTCTAACGATAAGTCAATCTACCAGTTCCTGAACAGTGAGTCCGTGTTTGAGCGTAGATGTGACTACTTGAAAAGTCAAAGTGTTGAAAGCTGCTGGATGCAGCTGTTCTCTTCCCCGTGGAATCCAAAGGCTTGGCGGAGGGTGATCCTCCGTCTGAGCAGCCTGGGGCCTCAAGAGGCCTTCAGGTTTGTTAAATAGGGGTGCCTCATGGAGACCTGTGGTGTGGACACGAAAGTGTTCCGAGGAGAACACCACTGGGTTAAGGAAGGCCGTGAGGCGGCTCTCCCTCCTCCTAGGAAGTTGTATAAGATTAGCGGTCTGTCCCCCCAGGTTAACTGGGGTGTTCATAATAGTAGTTTTGTCAACCTTCGTCGTGGGCTCATGGAGCGGGTCTTCTTTGTTGAGAGACAAGGGAAACTTGCTGAGTGTCCCCAGCCTGAGAAGGGAGCGTTTAGGGATCTTTTCAATAGGGTCGGGCACAGACTTGTTAGATTGTGTGGAAATCATTCCCCCATCCCGAGGAGCGAGTATCCTCTGTTGCATGAGGGCAGGAAGCGCACGATCTACGAGAATGCTGTCAAATCCTTAGAAATTGCCCCCTACTGTAGGAAAGATAGTTATCTTAAAACGTTTGTTAAGTGTGAAAAGCTTAATTTTAGTAAGAAGCCTGATCCAGCTCCAAGAGTCATTCAGCCGAGGAGTCCGCGATACAACGTGGAGTTGGGTCGGTATTTGAAACCGTTTGAGCACTTTTTATACAGAGGATTAGATAGGTTGTGGGGCGGGCCTACCGTTATGAAGGGCTACACAGTTCAACAAATGGGTCGCATCCTACGAGACAAGTGGAATCAGTACCGGAGGCCTGCTGCGATTGGGTTTGACATGAGTCGATTTGACCAGCATGTTTCCGTGGACGCCTTGAGGTTTGAACACAGGGTGTACCGCGAGTGCTTCAGCAACGATGAGAATTTGTCCAGATTATTGGAACATCAAATCGCAAATTCCGGGGTTGCGTACGCCAAAGATGGTTGGCTGAAATACCAAGTTGAAGGGAAAAGGATGAGTGGGGACGTGAACACCGCTGCCGGGAATTGCCTCTTGGCCTGTTGCATCACCTACCACCTAATGCAAGCTGCTGGCATCAGCTGTTCTCTCGTTAATAATGGGGATGATTGTGTTGTGTTTCTTGAGTCTGAGCATTGTCGCGCCGTCGAGGATATCTTGACGGAGGGGTGGCTCAAGTTCGGATTCACCTGCATAGCTGAGCGTCCCGTTTTTGAATTGGAGAAAGTTGAGTTCTGTCAAATGCAACCTGTGTTGGTGGGCGGCGATTACTGCCTTGTGCGCAACCCCCGTGTGAGCCTGAGCAAGGATGCGCACTCAACCACCCCCTTTGACTCGGTTAAATTAGCTAGGGAATGGGCGTACAGCATTGGGCGCGGAGGGTTAAGTTTGACCTCGGGAGTCCCAGTTGTCCAGGAGTTTTACCAGTGCCTTTTGCGTAACGGGAAGCAACACTCCAAAAGGAAAAGAACAGCGCACTTCTATGGCGACTATTATGCTAAGTGGGTGGATCAGCACAGGGGTGAATACACTGCTGTCTCTCAAGAGTCGAGACATAGTTTTCACCTCGCGTTTGGGATCAGCCCGGATCAGCAAGTTGCTATGGAAAATGCATATTCGGAGTTGGAGCTTGTATTCGAATTCGCCCCATTTAGAAACGAAATCAACGTTTTTGAATGGACAATCAACCACCCAGTCGTGATCTGAGCGTAGACCGCACCCAAAAGCGTGGCAAACGAAAGAACAACCTAGACGTCGCACACTCTGGAGTTGCCAAATCGGCATCTGCTTCTCTTGTTGGCGCTAGTTTTGTTACAGTTGCTGAAACTGCCAGCTTTGTGGTCACTCTCAATTTTTGAAGTTGATTTGAGGTTGGCGCCTCCGAATCTTCTCGTCGCAATCGTCCTGTGCATCTTCTTTTCTTCTGTGCTTTCTAACGGCAATTCGGTTTCTTACTACTACCAGGCTAATAGTACTAGCGATAAGTTTATAACTGTCTCTGTAGGAAATGGCAGCAGCGGATAGTCCGCAGGTTATTCAAGCTGCGTCTGCTGGGGCCCAATGGGCCATCAAGCTGCGGGCTAAAGGCTGGAGGAGCTTAACCAAGCTTCAGAAAGCTCAAGCTCGCACCCACGGGGTCGGTCCTGTGACCCCCGCCACCATCGTGCCTAAAGTCACCAGGCTTGTCAATGGCAATCCGGGGAACGTTCGTCGTCGGAATGGTGAGCCCGGCAACGCTATGAAAAGCATGACTATCACGAAGCAAGAGTACCTCGGCACCATCTCAGCTGGAGGTGGTGTCAAGACCTTCATCCTCGATCCGCGCAACGTGAGGAGCTTCCCTCAGTTGAGCGCATTCTGTTTGGGGTACAACAAGTACAAGTTCACGAAACTTGCTTTCAGGTACAGTCCTCGAGTCAACGATACCACCGCAGGCATCATCTGTGCCTACACTAGTGACTCTTCTGATGAGGCCCCCCGAAGCAAGTACCAGATGTACAGCATCAATCCCAGATACGAGGCCGTAGCCAGCAAACCTCTCATCGTCTCCATCCCTCCGACTAAGGAACCGAAGTTTCTTCGGGACAAGTCTTCTGATGACGCCAAACTTGTCGACAGTGGTTCAATCCACTGTTTGATTGATGGTGATCATGAGGGAAAGCTTGGAGAAATCTTTCTCGATCTGACCGTGGTTCTCTCTGAGCCCACGTTCAACCAGTGCTCGATGCAAGAGGTCACCAAAACGAGGCACATCAAAGGACCAGGGTACGTCCAACCCTCATTCCAAGACGGGGTGGTTACACTGACGTTTCAGGCGTCAGGGTCCTACCTCTGTACATACTCCTGTGCCCCGATCACATCGCTGAGCCAAACCGGCATGGAAGAAGCTGCTAGAGTCACGACCACGTCTACAGAGGAAAGTAGCGGGTTTGTTGAGGTGGTGACAGAAGAACCCCTCAGTTCTGTTAAGTTCCAGTTCTTAAATCCTGCGTCGAGCAAATTCCACGCGTATGTTACTAGAATGTGAGTTGCTGGAGTCAGACCCTGGTGCGCCAACACCCAGAAGGGGGTCAACCAACTTGCTTTTAGTTACTGCGTGCGGTCTTTCCTCTATGATAAGCGTGGGCATTAATAATACTCATGAATAACCCAGTCTCGCATGATGGAGTGAAATCTTTTCACCCCGTCAAACGGGCCAGGGTTATTCTGAGTGTTACGATGCCATAGTATCTACTTTGTAGTTAGTGCGTGTCGTCAGACATTGTAAATATGTCGTGTCGAGGTCACCAGGCAAAATCCTTCGGGTGGGCGTCCTGGGGTCTCAAACCTCCTTCCTGGAGGGTGTTCTAAAGAAGGGGAAGTTTAACCCACTTCCCCCTTCGCCC